TGATGATAGAATTGACTTAGAATTTTTTGTTGATGCTGAAAAATATATGACTATTCGCTTCTTTGAAAAGTGGATTGATGCTATTATGTTGCAAGATGGGGTTGATAGTGCTGATCCTATTAGTCAAGATTATTCATATCGTGTAAGATATAGTGATGAATATGTATCATCCTCTGGATTAAAAGTTAGAAAATTTGAGAGAGACCATGCAAATAATATCGAATATACATTTGTGAATGCATATCCATTTACAATTTCATCAATGCCAGTCTCATATGATTCATCATCACTTTTAAAATGCACCGTTTCGTTCAGTTATTTAAGATATGTTGTGAACGAGATTGGTTCTCCTGCTGACTCTCAACAATCACCAGGATCAAAAACCACGCCCGCTTTGAAAAAACAAAGTGAAAAACAATCTAATGCATCTCTTCTCAACTCAGATGATGATGTCGCTAAAAGAGGAAAAGTGGGTGATCAGGTCACTAAATCATATGCAGCAGAACTTCAAGCGTTTGCTCGCGGGGAAATATAAATTTAAAAAACCACAATAAATAATCATACTGAAAGAACTATAGGATATTATGCCTTTACCAAAAATTGCTGCCCCAACTTACGCACTTGAGTTGCCATCTACAGGACAAGAGATTAATTATAGACCCTTTCTTGTTAAAGAAGAGAAAGTTTTGGTTATTGCTCTAGAGAGTGAAGATAATAAACAGATTACAAATGCAATCAAGACTGTAATCAAAAACTGTATCCTGACGAAGGGTATCAAAGTAGAGGCACTCCCTACTTTTGATATTGAATATCTGTTTCTCAATATTCGTGGTAAGTCTGTAGGAGAGGAAATTGAGGTCAATGTAATTTGTCCAGATGATGAGGCAACTCAAGTTCCTGTGACTATTGACTTGGATGATATACAAGTTCAAAAAAGTGATGACCATACTAATAAAATTAAACTTGATGATACGCTAATGATGGAAATGAAGTATCCATCACTTGATGAGTTTATTAAAAATAACTTTGATTTCAATGATGAAAATTCAATGGATCAATCGTTTAATTTAATTGCATCATGCGTCAATAATATTTTTAGTGAAGATGAAGTATGGGCAGCAGAGGACTGCACAAAAAAAGAAATTAAGGAATTTCTTGAGCAGATGAATTCGGCACAGTTTAAAGACATTGAAAAATTCTTTGAGACTATGCCTAAACTATCTCATACAATAAAGGTTACGAATCCAAAAACCAAAGTTGAGAGTGAGGTGGTGCTTGAGGGATTAGCAAGTTTTTTCGCGTAGCCCTCTCTCATATGAGTTTGGAGGGTTACTACCGTCTTAACTTTTCCTTGATGCAGTATCATAAATACTCATTGACGGAGATTGAGAATCTCATTCCATGGGAACGAGACATCTATGTTGGTTTGCTTCAACAACATCTTGAGGATGAAAAGTTAAAACAACAACAAGCGAACGCTAACAGGTAATGGCATCTAAAACCCTTGATCCTATTGATATACTTCTTGAGTTAGGTATAGATCTTGACGATTTATCCGAACAGGATTATCTTGGTGCCTTAATGGAGGCAATTGCCACCATTGAGTTTAAAACAAAGGGTAAGGGTGATGAAAGAAGTGCTGCTCTTAGAGAAGAAGTTATAAAGATTAGAAAAGGAAAAAGAAAACCACAAGCAAAGACGACAAAGATATCTGCTGGTTCGTTAAAGTCTGCACCTAAACTGACTGGGAAAACAACAAATATTAATCCTCAAAAACTCTTACCAGGCACTGCTGAACCTCAAGTAGCAGAGGAGACTGGACCTGAACAAGAGTCTATCATCAAGATTTTAACTGACATCTCTGAGTCAGTTAAGTCCATCTTGTATTCTTTGAAGGCAAGTAATAATATATCTAAAAAATTATCTGAAGATGAGAGGAAGAGTGGAGAAAGAAAAAAAAGAACTGGTGCAGAAAACAAATTAGAGAAGAAAAGATTTGAGGGACTTAAAAATCTAGGAAGTAAATTAATACAACCAGTTAAAGGACCACTCGAAAAGTTATTTAACTTTATCAAAACCATCATACTTGGTAGAGTTTTGATGGGTATTCTTGATTGGTTGGGAAATCCAGAAAATCAAAAGAAACTTCAAAGTCTTCTTAGATTTTTTAAAGACTGGTGGCCAACGATTGTCACAGCAGTTCTTTTATTCGGCACAGGACTGGGTGGGTTATTAAAGTCAATTGTAGGTATTGTATTTAAGTTTGTACCAAAACTTCTTGGATTACTTCCTGGTTTATTGAGATTTTTAAAGTCTCCTATGGGAAGAATAGCTGGACTAGCAGTTGGTGCTGCTGGTTTAGCTGGTAGGATGATGGATGGTGGTGAGGATGATGTAGATCTTACAAAAGATGATCCAGCACCTAAAAAGATGATGAATGGTGGTATGGTTCCTGGTGGAGGACCAAATAAAGACACCGTGCCTGCTATGTTGGCACCTGGTGAATTTGTCATGAGCAGAGGTGCCGTGCAGAAATATGGTTCTGGAATGCTTGGTTCTATGAACGCTGCTGGTGGTGGCACTAATCTCCCCCAGAGAATGGACGGAATAACTTATGCTGCTGGTGGTGGCATGGTTGGTGATGCTGGGCAAGAGAAGATGTCTCCCAAACTGACCAGAGAGATGGCACAGAGAGATAAAGTATCAGGTGGAGATTTAAATCCCAATGATACTGCTGAGAGCAGATTGGGTGACTTGATGAAGTCAACAAACCCAGAGAAAATCGCTGCTTATGATGCAAAACATGGGCAAGGTGCATACCAAGCAAAGTTAAAAGAAAAACTTGAAAAAATATACTCTACCTCATCTCCATCTGGAGCAGTTGCACCTAAGACGATGCCAAAACCAACTGGTAAAGTAGTTGGTAGAGAGAATTTACCTCCTGCAACCAGAGCAATCCTTGAAAGAATGGACGCTCAAAGAGCAGGTGGTGCTAAACCTGCTGCTATGCAGTACTCTAAAGATGGTAAAAAAATATCTGCAAATCAATTTAATAAAGTTCAAGGTATGCTTGGCGCAGCAAAAGAAGGTGGTGCTAAAGGTGTATTGAACCATATGCTCTCAGGAGCAAAGAGTATGTTTGGTGGGATGTTTGATAAAGCACAGGGTGCTATAAATGATCCCAAATCTTTTGTTAAATCAATGGGTGGAACTGTTGTAGACAGCAACAGTCAAGAAGAAAACATGAAGAGGGTCATGGCTCTACCTCCTGAAATGAGGGAAGCAGTCCTGGCAGACATGAAGAGAAGTAGTGGTGAAGTAAAAGAATCATCAGGTCAAAATGTAAAGGGTGCTACTGCTGACCGACAGTTGATTAAGGCACAACCTGGCGAGTATATGTTGCCTGCTGATACAGTCAATAATCTTGGTGGTCCTGGAAAACTTGATCAATTGGTAGCTAAAACTGATAGTAATTCAACTCCAGCTAAGATAGGAATGAGATCAAAAGAAACTCCGCAGGTTGGACCACCCATGCCGATGCAACCACAAATCAATTTGATTCCTACACCCTCATCGGGTAGTAAAGGTTCTAGTGATTCATCTGGATCGGATCTCCCTAATTTTGATGCTGGATTTGGTGATCCTAACAAATCTAAAATTCTAGGAGTGGTTAGATAATGGCATTACCATTACTAGCAAGAGCAGTTGGAGGTAGTTTAGTTAAGGGTGCTGCTAAAAAAGCAATTGGTGGGGGAAAGAAAAAAATAAAACCAGAAATGATAGCACCTGGAGGTGGATCTGGTGGTAGTGGTGGCGGTGCAATAATTAAATCAAAGGTGGTATCTGTTCCATCTTCAGCACTTGTTCCAGTAAAAAAATCACCCGAGATAAAAACAGGAACAGGTTCTGGAATTGTTGGTATACTTGAGACTATAAGAGCAAATGTCAAACAGATTGATGAGTTTTACAAAGGAACTCTTGCTGCAAAAAGAGAGGAAATTAAAAAAAGAAAGAAACAAGAAAGTGATGAGAGAAAAGCAGAGCAAGAAACAAAATTAGAAAAACCAAAGATTGATAAAAAACCCAAGAATCTAAAGGGTTTGAAGATGCCCAAGACTGGTTTACTTGATGGCATCTTTAAGTTCATTGGCACTGTGCTGATGGGCATGTTGGTGATGAAACTCATTGATTTTGCAGACACTCTTGCAAAAAGTGGCATCTTGCCAGTGCTTGGTAAGATAGGAGACTTTGTATTAAATGTAGGTGGTAAGATATTAGATGGTTTAGTCACATTCATTGACAAAGCATATGATTTTTATGATGGATTTAGAAAATCTATAGGTGATAATTTTGGCGAGGGAGCACAAGAACAATTTGACAATCTCTCGGGCACACTTAATAAGGTATTAAATACTGTCTTCTCAGTTGGTCTTGCAATTTCTCTTCTTGCTGGTGCTATACCGCAGAAAGATCCAAAAGTTAAACCAAAATCTAAAACAAGACCTAAACCTCCCTCTGCGGCTGATAAAAAACTGAAAAAGATGGGTCTGGATGATGACCAGATCAAAGCATATAATAAGGCAAGACAGGGTGGTGCCGGTGCTACTGATGCGCTGAAGCAAGCAAAAAAGGTAAAACCAAAACCAAAACCTAAAGGTTTCTTTGGTAGAATTGGAGAGGGTTTTCAAAAAGCAGGTGAGGGTCTTGCAAAAGCAGGACAGTCTGCTGTTGATATTGGCAAAAGTGGTCTTAAGGCAATTGGTGGCGGACTCAATAAAATTTCTGGTGGAAACCTAGGCAAGCTAGGAGATTTCCTTGGCGAGCAATACAATAATGTTTCAAAGGGTGCCAGAACAGCATTTGATAGAGTTGCTGGTCTTGGTAATACCCTTAAAGGAAAGTTTGGATCTGCCATGGAAAGTGTGAAAGGTGCCATTGGAAACATGGCAAAGTCTGCACAGAATGCTATCGTTCAAAAAATTGTTGAACCACTTAAACCTTTTCTTGATCCAGTTATTGATAAGGCAAAAAAGATTGGTGACAAAGTTACTGGAATATTGAAAAAGATACCTGGGTTTGATAATGTCTTACAAGTCTTAAAGAAAAAAGGTATTAGTGGTATCGGTGATACCGCAGGTATCCTTAAAAAAGTAGGATCAAAGGCACTCCCTATTGTTGGTGGTTTATTTAATTTACTATTTGCATATGATAGACTTGCAGGTGGTGATACCTTTGGTGCATTATTAGAGTTACTTTCTGCTGGTTTTGATATCTCAGGATTGTTTGGTTTTGCCGCTGGTCCACCAATTTCCATGGGTATTGATGCATACATGTTTGCGAGAGATTTTGTTCCCCTGATTCAGGAGGGTGAGGAGACAGCGATTAAGTCTTTAGGACTGGGAGGTCTAAAGTCTAACTTAGATGCGATGGCATCTAAACTACCTGACCTTGGCACCATTGTCGCAAAATTCCAAGGAAAAGATGTAGAACAAAAATCGGCATCACAGATTACATCTACAACAAGCGATGCGACTGATGGTTCTGCGGCACCTGCTGCATCAGACAAACCTGCATCAGCAGCGAGTGTGAATATAGGCACTGTATCAGGAGATTCTAGAGAGGATAGCGAAGGCACAAAAATTTCTGGTAATCTTGGTAGATTCTTATATAAAGAATTAAGTTCTCCTAGAGATTTCCAAGCAGTTACTGAGCACCCAGATTTTGGTGGATCATTTAAGAGATCCTATAATTCTTATCATAATTATGATCGTGCTATTGATATTGGAGTATATCCTCATGAGCAACCAAAAATTCTAGAGGCAATAAAGAAATTTAATCAGAAAAATGGAGTAAATCCTGTTGAATTGATTCATGCTGGAAATGATCCATCTGGTGGTCACGATGATCACGTTCACATAGCGTATGAGGGTGGTGGATATGTTGGAGGAAAATATAATATGAAATCGATTGAACAACGTGCTTCATATGAGGGTGGTGAGCAGATGATTAACATTCCAATCCCTATGCCCCAACAACAATCTAATTATCAACAACCCGAACCTGCTATGATGGGATCATTTTCTGCTACAAGTTCTGATGATCCGTTTGAATTCCTTGAGTTCCAAGGTTAAATAGTGTAGAGGTAATATCAAATGACAGCAAACGTAGGAAAAGCAGCAGAAGCAGGTTTTATAAAAGACTTAACAATTGCTTCAAATAAAGATGGTAAAAGTGTAAGTCTTTTGCTTGGATTTATTGAGTTGAGATATTATGAGAGTATCATGGATAATACTGTCAAAGCAACTGTAATGTATTCTGACTCTGGTGATACTATTGATGGAAAGACTGCTAGATCAGGTCTTCCAATTGTTGGTGAGGAGATGGTTTCTTTAAAGATTGAGGATAATAACAAAAATATTCTTGATTTCAGCACAAAGAAAAACAATGAATTATATGTAAAGAAATCAACTCCAATATCTGAAGATACTAGAAAGGAGATGATTGGACTGACTCTTGTATCTGCTGAAGATATAATGAATACAAAAGTCAATCTCACTAGTAGATTTGATGGTAAAATATCTGACTCTGTAAATCGTATTTTAACTGAAGGTAACTTTAAAGGTCTTGGCACTAAAAAGAAACTGGATATAGAAACAACTACAAACTCTTGCAACAAAATTCCAAATAACAAACATCCTTTTTTCTGGTTGAATAAGTTTTCTACTCAAGCAGTGTCAGACACCACACAAAAGTTAGGAGAGAGTGCTGGATATTTTTTCTTTGAAACTTACAATGGATTCTTTTTTAAATCTATTGATACTCTTATAGATCAAGAACCAAAAAAGTCTTTTATATACAATGAAACACCTGATTCGCGAGGGACGACAGTGCCAGAATCGTATGATGGTAAAGCACTTACGATGAATAGTGATAATAGGATTGATGCCGTTCAAAAAAATAAAATAGGTGCTTATAGTAATAGAATAGTTACGTTTGATCCTTTTACAACTTACTATGAAGTGTCAAAATTTAAGGCAAAAGATTTTGAGCAAAGTTCTGCATATAAAAAAGGCGGAAAAAACCTTCCAGAATTGAATACCAAATTTAAAAATCCAGATGCAACCGAGGATTTTTCAAGAACAACTTATTATGTGTTAGATACTGGCACAATGCCAACAGGTGATTCAAAACAACAAATTGAAAAATCTGGAGATCAAAACTTTGAGGTTGCCAAGATACATAATCAGTCTATGATGAGATATAATTTGTTGTTCTCTCAGCAGATTACAATTACAATACCTGCGGACTTTTCACTTCATGCAGGTGATGCTATCTTTGTTGACACACCTGAAATTAAAGATAATAAAAATGACACAATTGACCGTCAACAAGGGGGGCTATATATTATATCAGACCTATGTCATTTAATTACTACAAACAAATCTTTAACGAAGATGAACCTTGTTAGAGAATCGTTTGGTAGAAAACCTAAAAAACGCTAATAACCAATGGAAAATATCGAAACTCATATTGCAAAGGATAAAGAAATCCTTGACAACCCCATGATCTCTCCTAATCAACGTCGTCATATTGAAGGAGAACTACATGATTTGGAGGAATACGTAGAACATCATAAGAAGGAAATTGAGGGTGGAGATCATCACGATCCAAGTTACTTAGAATTGTTCTGTGATCAGAACCCATCAGAACCCGAATGTCTGGTCTATGAGGATTAATGGAAGGCGGATCTTTATTTAACCCAGGATTTTTAGGATCAAGTTTTCTCTGGTGGATTGGTCAGATTGCTGACGATGCCACCTGGAGAGATAATATTCTGCCGGGAAAACATAAAGATACGCAAAAACCTGATGGTTGGGGTAGAAGATATAAAGTAAGAATTATTGGTCTTCATGATCAAGGTGAAGAATCCATTGATTCTGATCAACTGCCCTGGGCACAGCCAATGTATCCAGTAACGGGTGGCGGTGGTCAAACCTCTACTTCTCATACCTCAAACCTTAGACAGGGTATGATGGTGTTTGGATTCTTCCTTGATGGGCAGGATCAACAGATACCAGTCATCATGGGTGTACTTGGACATAATGTTCAGGTTCCACTGTCGGCAAAGATTGGTGATAATAGAGTCAGCAATAACACACCTGGACCTTTAGCTACTAGTGGTGTTGCTGAGGGTAGAAATCCACCACCCAACGTCCCTGCAGAGGGTGGTCCAAATCCAGTTGTTCCTGATGATGACCTAAGAGTCACAAAACCAAAATCTGTTGAGAAGCAGAAAGAGGATGTTGCTGCTGATAAGATAAAAGAGGCAGCACAAAAAGATGGAGGACTATCTGCTAATAATAATTATGGATTAGATCCAAGCAAACCTCTATCTGATGAGCAGTTTGCTGATATGCGAAGTGCCATTGCTGAAGCAGAGGCACTTGGATATGAGAAGGGTAGTCCTGAATATGAGGACCTGAAAAAGAAAAGGGTTGCTCAGGGTATTCGCAATCGAAATAAAAAAGATAATTCTCCAATTGCTCCAGTTGAACCAGGACCCACACTTGAGGGTGTTGATGATGTAACAGTCATTTCAGCAGGTGATACTAAAAGACATAGCATGTATCAGGAGAAGGGTGTCATACTCAGCAATTGTAGTTTTACAACGTCAAACTCAAAAGCAATTCAAACTGCCCTTGATAATCTTGTAAAAAAAGTAGAAGGATATATCAACACATTTCAAAGTTACATTGATAGAGTATCAAATGTAATCGATGATATTCGTAAGGTTTTAAACGATATAGCATGTGAAGTTGCGAGATATATGAAACCTTTGATGGACAAAGTGATGGAATTTGTCCTTAAAAAATTAAATCAAGCATTGACTAATGTTGTTGCAGCAATGCCATCTAGTATGAGATATCAGTTTGCTGATATGAAAAAAATTCTTAATGAACTAATCCTATGTCTTTACAATAAAATTACAGGAAAACTATGTGATTTATTAAAGGGTATTCTTGATAAAGCATTAGGATTAGGAGATTTAGAAAACAAAGCAAAACGTGCAGCAGAGAGTGCTAATGGAGATGATGCACTTTATAGAAGATTAGCACCTAAAGTTCCTGCTTGTTATGCTGAAAATATTACGGCACAAGTCTTTAAATCAGCTCAACCAGAGATTGAAGAGGCAAATAATTCCATCATTGAAAATATGGATAATTTTCTTGATGATATGCAAAAACAACTTGCTAATGTCAGTGGCGTATTAGACGGTGTAATGAATAAAATACCAGATATTTCTGGAAGTTTAACTGCAGCATTTGGATTTGAAAATATTAAACTAAATATTTTTGGTTGTGAACTTGAACCAAATTGTCCTGTAGATGATTACTACACACTACAGGGTGGTGGTGCAGGTCAACCTGATGCTAAAACTCCAAGCGCAGCAGCAGTTGAGAAAGCAGTTGCAGATCCTAGCACTGAGACTCCTGCAGGTCAAGAAGATGTTGGATATATTCAACCTACTAGTGGTCAGCAAGATCGTGCTCCAAGTGGATCGGATCCAACGGGGATAGACGCGGCACTTGAAGCATCTCAAAATAATGAACCAGTTGCCGAAGGTGACTTAGAACTTATATAATAAATACTCAATATGAAGACAAAGTATAATCAATAATGTCATTCAACCTCTTTGGTCCTGCTACTATCTGCGACATCAAAGTCGGGTATATCTCGACGAATAGAGGATACGTTGATGGTGTAAGCAGATATGATGCGAATAAGTATGCTCAGTTAAATCCTGGGACTCAGTTTATTTTTAAGAATAGAGATTTAATTAGATATCTTAATATTAATGAGGTAAACGATCTCACTACCGATGACCTTCTACCAAAGACTATACCTACAAGTGGATGTGAGGATAGTAGTAAAAATACTTTTGGATTAGATATTTACAATCCAGATGGATCATTAAAACCAGATGCCACTGGAACTCCTGGAGTACCTAGAGTTTACATTAATGGTGGTGGTGGAGTTGGTGCGGTTGCTAATCCAGTCATTGGAAATGATGGTTCACTTCTTGCAGTGGATTTGATAGATGGTGGATATGGATATAGATTTGCACCTCAAGTAGATATTGTTGACCTAGATGGTGTAGGTGCTGGCGCTGTTGCTATTGCAAGCCTCTGTCCTCCTAGTAAGGTAGGAACATTACAAACATTTGAAAGCGAAGATGATTTTGAAGAATATGATTTTTCAAGTTGTGCTCCTGAAATTGTAAGTTTTGGTAGAAGAATTGGTGCTGATGGTGAGGATATAGGAGAGTGGGATCCATCTCTTTATGCATCTTTAAAGGTTGACCCAATTAGAAGAGAAATTATTGCTTACCAGCAATTTTTAAATTCTTTAAGAAATGGTTGGTGGAATACAAGAAAAGCAAGACCAATAGAAATAATTGGTGACGATAAGAAAGGCACGTCTAAATTTGATGTTCAGCACTGGGCATGGGGTGGTTCAAGAGATGTAAAGAAAATCCCTAACAAAAAAGAAAATTTTAAAGAAGTAGAGTTCAAGGTTTTCACACAAGGTGGTTTTGACAGAGGATTAATGTTTACCTTTGTTGAAAAAAATGGTGATCATAGATTTAAAATTAAAGCAGATAGTTTTAAACAAGATAAAGTTAGTAAAGTAAAAATAAAAGTAAAAGCAAACTCAGTTTATACTGTTAATGCGTCAGGAGAATTTAGAGGTGAAGGTGTAGAACAAGGATTACTTAAAAATTTTGGTGCTGATGCAAAAGAACTTGATAAAAAATTTACAGATGGAACTAAAATTTTTGCAGACTTTACGGCATCATCTAACGATAATGATGACCTACAAATCGAAGCAACTCAAGGTAAATTTAAAACTGACAACAGAAGAAAATTAGATGGACATAGCAATTATGATTTAACATACCAACTTGAAGACTCTGGTCAATTTAGAGCAGAAAAAAAAGTTGTTAAAAAAATCGATGATAGTTTTATGAATTCATATGCTATCTCTCCTGTGCCACCTTCAAATGTGCCTGGTAGTGATTTTGCAGGAATTCAATATTCATTTGTTTACCAAGAAGATTTTCCTTACGATGGTGAGTATATCTTCAAGGCAATGGCAGATAATGTTGG